TATTGAGTGTTGAAATGCCAACCTGCTGATTGAACTTCTCTACTTATTTCATTTAAAATATTTTTAGCTGTTGTACCATCTACAGGTAAAGACCCTGTTAAGGTTGATAATGGAGCTTCTCCAATCGTACTTAATATTGTATTGACTGCTTCTAGTTCAGTCGTTCTTGTTGTAATTGTCATTATGGTAAAAAGTCATCATAAAAATTATCAATCTTTTTTCTAACTTTATCTTTTATTTTTTTAATTAATCTGCAAAACCAGCACATCATAATATTCTCCTATTTAAACACAGGCGTAGATTTCTCCACGCCTATGAAATTGTTATAGTTATTGAGCTATAATTCTTACTGCACTTTCAGGTCTTAAAATTCCTGAACCCATAGCAAGTCTAGCAGTCATAAGATTACCCAATCTTCTTGGGTCGTAAGTATTTTCTAATACTAAATCTTTTAACTTAACTGAACCAACTGCACTCTTATGGAATACAACAGCACCTACATGTTGAGCATCAACATTGTATGTATTGTTAGTACCTGAGATTGCAGACGATTGGTCTGTGAACGCAGTTACAGCAGTGTTAGATTTAACTATTCTAACTCCACCTACCATAACAACTTGTCCTTTAGCGAAATCTCCATTGTTTGAAGAAAAGTCTCTAGATACAAGTTTATCTATGTTTGATAATTGGTAGTAAACATCTGGTGTTACTACACAATATCTGTCAGATGTTGGTACATCTTTTTCATCTAATTTTTGAACTGCTTCAAATATAGATGCAACCATAGAAGTTGCGTTTGTTTTACAGTCAGCATCAATTACGTTTGAACCACCATTACCACCAGTAATAGTAGATGCACCTGCTGATGCAAGTACAATTAACTGAAGTAAATGTTGGTCAACTTTTTTAGCTAACGCTTGACCCATCTCTTTTGAATAGATTGAACGAACATCATAATGATTTTTAAGTTCATCTATTTCCGCAAGAAATGCGTGTGCTAATAGCATATCATCAATGTTGATAATTTTTTCGTTGTGCTTAACTTGCGTTCCAACGATTTCATTACCTACTGTGTGATAACCACTAGCGATTGTTCCAGTAACAGGGAATTGTGCTGATTTACCTGAACTTATAGTTCTAACAGTAGTCATGTTAAGCATTTGGTTTTCTCTACCAAATGTTGCTAACACTTCTCCTGAAAAAACTTTCAAGAATAAATCATTAAAACCTGTACCAGAGTTGTTAACGAGACCTAGTCTCGAAGTTACTGCATTTGACATATTAATGTCTCCTCTGTTTGTTGTTATTGTTGATTTAACCCTAATCTTACTTTCGTCAGGAAGTTATCAGTCGTAACTGGCAACCATTGATTTTAAATTAGTCATCTCTCTTTTAAAAAAGATGAGATTATTGTTCTGTATTAACTTTATTTTTGTACGCTAAACCTGTTTTTTTGTTTCCGTATAGTTTCTGCCATGACCAAACCTGAAGTTTACTAGAGTAGTGGCATATAAATAGCATTATGTGTTTCATTATTTTCCTTGTCTGTTATATTTTTTATAGCTTCGCTTTTCGTTTTTGTTTAAATTTTTCTTGTGTCGACCAATTTTAGGTTTGGTTTTCTTTTCATAGGTATTTGTTTGTTTCGCCATTACTTTTTCTTAAATGCAGAAACACCTTTAATACCCAGTACAGAACTGTAGCCCCCAATAATAAGACCCTGCAACCATAGTGGAAATTTATTTACCTGGTCAAAGAAAGCATCAAGTTTAAAAATAATTTCAGCATCATTTGAAAAAATTCCCCAAGCACAGACAAGTAGTGGGATTGAAATTATTACAAGTACTATCTCATCTTTTAAATCGTTTGCTTGATGAGTTTTAACAGTATTGACCATTTCAATTTCTCCATCAATGACCCTCTGCATTTGTTTTTTCTCTGCAATACTTTGTAGTACTTTAGTTTCTTTTCTATTCTTATAAACTTCAGAACCAGTCTTTAATGCTAACCTAGCTAGTGAAAACCACATTATCTATTGTCTGCTCTGTTAGATGATTTAGAACGAACTCTAAGATTACTTCTAGAATTGTTATTTGCGTTCTTATCTTTATGGTCTATGTCTTTACCTGCTACAGCTTTAACACCAAGTTTCTTCTTCATTAGTCTTCTAGCTAGATTTCTATTTGAACGTCTTTTTCTCTGTTCTGGTTTAGAATGATAATTAGCGTACTCACGCTTATAATCTCTAGCCATTAGATAACAGTGCTTCTACCTATTTTGTCTTCAACCATTTTTCTATAAGCTGGGTCTTTGTCATATCTTGGGTCATTCATTGCTTCAGTAAGTTGTGCAACACTAGCAAAAGCATCTTTAGAAATTGCATCACTAGTACCTTCAAATAAAGAAGGTGTTTTAGAAACTGCACCTGATTTAGTCATAAGACCTTGAACTGCAAACTTAGCTGTTTCAATATCTCCGCCATCGACCATGTCATTAAATACTTTAACTTCTGCTGGTGTTAAATTTTTAGAAGCCCAATCAACTAGTTCTGTATATTCTTCTTTACCACCTGCTATATCTTGAATTGATTTAGAATTGGTATCAGCTACTAATTTTTGTCCTTCTATATAACTATCAACTAAAGTTTTATCTAAACCTAACTTAGATAATTCAGTATAACTTTTTTCAGCAAGTTCTCCTGTCTCAGCAAATTCATTATAATATTTATCTAAACCTGCTTGGGGAGCTTCCTCTGTTGTTTTTGCTTCTTCAGATTTAACTTCATCTTTGCTTCTACCAGAAAACTCTTTTTCTAAAGCATTATAGGCTTTAGCTAATTCTTCTGTGTTTTTAAATTTTTCTGGCAACCACTCTGGTTTTTCTTCAGTAGTTTCCATTTCTGTTACTGGTTCAGATATTTTTGCTCCTTCGCCATTTGCATTAATAGCCAGGTCTTTATTAATATCTACACCTTCAGTTTTTAATCGTTCAACTGATTGTTCTAATGTTTCACTATTTGTATCTTCAGTTTTTACTTCTAGTCTGTCTGTACTCATATTATTCTCCTTGTGTTAAAGCTACTTCGCCACCATCTGCTTCTATACCGACATTAGAGTTAGCTAGAGATTGTCCTGCTTCTATTGCTACTCTTGGGTCGGCTAATGATTTTTCTGCAAATTGTTGTGCTTGTGCTTGTTGTTGTTCTTGTTGGATTTGTTCCTGGTCTTTAAGTAAACCTTGTGTGTCAACACCATTTGCTATTGCAAACTTCTTAATGGCATCATCAAGATTTATATGTCTTGCAAGTACATCAGCTCCCAATGTTCCTGCTAAATCTTGCATAAACTGTAGAAGTCTAATTCTGTCACTTGCTCTACCTAGTGCTTCTAAACCAACAATGATTTTAGGTCGCACAATTTTCTTAGGTAAATCTGGAAGTAGATTTTGTTTTCTTAAAATATTTATTTTTGCATTGATATATGGAAGTTGAAACTCTGTTGTTAATATTCCGTAAACTCCACCAAGTGCATCTTGTAATTCTTGTGCTACTAATTGAACTTCTGTAGCTGTAACTCTTTCTGCTTGTCTTTGAACGCTTGAATTTAATAAGAAAGCGTATTGTAATCTTTGCTCTATTCTATTCATCATTTCAAATGAAACTCTAAAATCAGCAAACTTGTTAGCTTGTAAGACTGTTACATCTCCTGATGACCCTTCAATGATTGCACCATTAGGAGCTTTAGCTATAGATGAAGCTCTAGTAGTTCCATTAGGAGCTACCATAAATAACATTTTAGCTGATGCTGATGAACCTTCTAGAATTGCTCTAGTTAATCCTTCTAATGATTTTAAATCTCCAAGATAACTTTCACAGTGTGAACGACCATAGTCCATTCCATCAACTCTATTAAATCTTAAAGCTATGAATGGTAATTCGTCTAACTTATATTTAGTGGATAAGATTATTTTTTTTCCACATTCTTGCATTAACGTATAACCTTTGGCTTCTCTAGTTACGCAAGTATATAAATCTAATTCTTTGTTTTCATATTCTTCTTTTGACTTACCTTCGATAATGGCAGTTCTAACATCTTCAGGTAATGTATCTAAATTAACAACTTCTTTAATTATTATTTTTAGAATATTTCCTTGTGGGTCTCTTTTAATTACATAATTATTTAATCTATAAACTCTTAAACCTGTTTCGGTAATTTTTAATAATACATTACCACTAACAATCAAATTTTTCAGAGCTTCGTAAACTGCAACTCTGTCATTGGAAACTTCCATGTTATCCATGATTGCTTTCTCAATTCCTGATAATCCTTCTTCAATAGAACTTTTAGTTTTTGGGTCGCCTTGAATTTGTTTGAATACTAAATCATCAACACTCAATCTAAAAAATGGAGCATGTGGTGGGAATAAAGCTAACATCAATTTAGACGCCAGGTTCATTACTCCTCTAGCACCAACTGATTGATATGGTGTTTCATATTCTGTAGCTTCGCTATTACCTTTGTCTGGGAATAAAGTTGGAATAGTTAGTTTGGCACAATCTCTTGCTCTTTGTAGATAAACTTCTCTGTTCATCTCTAGCTTATTGTATTGTGACTGTACTGATGTTTTGTCTTCAGTATTTTGTTTATCCCCTAAACTATATCGTTCCATTTTTAACCAGAAGGTATGTTAAGACCACTTGAAGTAAGTCCTGAACTAGCTAATGGTATTCTTAATGACCCTCTACCAGTTCTTCTTCTAGAAGCTGATGAAGCGTAATTAACATCTCGACCTGAACTGTCTGCCATAGCTGGAGCATTTTGTTTTGTTGTTGCCTTTGACACTGTTGGTGGTGTCATAGGTATTGGCTCTGGTGCTGGTGGCGGACTAGGTGCTTTGACTGATACACACATATTATTATTCCTCTTGTATTTGTTGTTGTTTGATTAAGTGATTAACTACCGACCTTTGTCCCCCTTTATAGAAGACTTCTTTTTCAGTATCTTTTAGGTCAGCAGATTTCTCTGGGAAAATACTATCCAGATAATCTATTAGTTCTTTACTAATTATTGGCTTTTGCACTTTTCTTGTCATTAGATACTCCTAAAGGGGAACTTTTTATCGTTTCCCTCTTGTTTGCGATTTCTCCAGAGATTGCCAAGTAACCACAAGCATCAACATAATCATCTAGATTAAAGTTTCCTGCCTGTGTTCTTGCTATCTTTAGCAGGGACATTAAGTTTGCTACATCTTCTGGCAACATGACCAGGTTAAGTTTGAATTTATTTTGCAAGTAACCTGTCCATAATCTTGCAATGTTTTCATGGTTCTCTATCTTATCTCCATGCTTGTCAGCTCTGTCTTTACTAACTAGCTTTTCGGTTTTCTTCAGTATTTCTGAACTGTTCATAATTGTAATCCCATAGTTTTATTTTATTTGATTTATAGTCGTACTCGCCTTCTCTTAATATTCTGGCAAGTCTTGCTTGGTGGTACGCATCATCAATAGAATATTTGTTTCTTTGGTATTCCTTGATTACAGCTTCCCAACAATTTGGTAAGTCCTTCTTATCTAAAAGAACTCTAGATGCTTTAACAGCTCCTACTCCAGCACAACCTTTATATCCGTCAGTCTGGTCTCCAGTTAAAGTTTGAGTACAGAAATTATAGTCTGCTAAATATTCATCTACATATTCTATTTGGTCGTCAATAATACAAACCTGCCATGAAGGTATAGTTCGCATATCTTTATCTCCTGAAACGATTACACAATTATCTTTATACTTTCCTGTTGCTAACAACCCAATGGCATCATCAGCTTCTAAGTTAGGATAACAAACTGTGTTATGTGTTTCTTCAATCCATTTTCTCATAGCAGGATAAGAAACTGGTTTTCTAATTTTCTTTCTGTGAGATTTGTAAAGGCTATCAATTTTTTTTCTAAAATTTTCTTTGTCTGAAAAAAGAATGATTGGTTCTTTAGATTTTGTAAGTGATAAATAATAAGCAATAGATTGTAAAAATAATTGCTTACCTTTTTTTAAGTCTGAACTTAAAGTCCAAACGTCATTACCCCAGTCAATAGGTTCTTCCAAAGAGGAAGTAATCTTGTAGACTAGTAGGTCTCCGTCAACTAACATTTTTTTATTCTCGTTAGCAAAGAATTTATTCATGGTGTTCATATTTTTATTTCCTTTAGTTTTAAGATATTTGATTTTGGTATTACTGTTGAGTTACCACCCTCATTAACTGACCCATCATCATTGAAGTTGATGTCGCCAACAAAAACAAATTTGTGTTTTGACGAATAGATTAACCAACCCATTGTTATACAAACTGCTGTCTTTGATTTTTTTATTTGCTGTAATGGCGACCAACTACTGTCGCTAATTATGTCTGACCACCAGCACTTATAAAATTTATATGGAAAGTCATATTCATCTACATCAGGTAGCTTAAGTTTATTTTTTAATAATTTTTTCATATTTTTAAATTTAGTAAATCTCCTTTTGGTATGATGTGACCTTTAGATGACCAATTATCTCCACCTGCTTTGATGGGATAATTCTTCATTAGTTTTTTTAGAATTTTTGTGGGTATTAGAACCCAGATATTGTTTGTTCTTTTTTCTACAACTAAACAAATTGCATAGAACTTTGCTGTACTAACCATTATTCCTGATGGTTTTCCCCTACTCTCAATCTCTACAAATACATTGCCATACTTAACAACCAATCTATCTGCCTTACATTCAATCTTACCTTCAATAGCTTTTTGTAATATGTGTTCATGTTTTTGACCAAACTTTAGGTCAAGGTCAAACTTATTAGTGTGTTTCACTCCAATTTGAACCGACTTTAATTTCTCCTGCTAATTCACATTTAAAATTAAAATAGTCTTTAGTTTTTTTGAATAGCTTGTTTGCTATTGCTTTAAATTCTTCAACTTTGTTTTTATTAACTACAAATTGCATTTCATCATGGACATGCAAAACCATTCTATAATCTTTACCCCAAACAAAACCTGCTTGTTCTAAATCGTTATTGACTATCACTGTTCCTGCTTTAACTAGTAAAGCTCCTGCTGATTGGATTAATGTATTTAAAGAACTGTACTCTGCTCTGCACATTAACTTTCTTTTATCTAAACCATAAATCCATTTTTGATTTCTGTATTTTAAACCTACTGCATTTTTTAAATTTATTAATGCAGGTATTGCTTTTTCAAATTTATCTCTTATTCGCTTGGCTTCTTGCACAGTGACACCAAGTATCTCAGAGATGCGTTCATTTCCTGCAGAATAAATGTAAGCATAAATGAAAGTTTTAGCTTTATCACGAGTGGATAATCCGAGTATTTGCTGATTGCTGGTATGTATATCTGCTTCAAGTAATGTTTTCGAAAAATCCCCATTGTCATAATTATGAAGGTAAGATGCCAACACACGAAGCTCCAAACCAGAAAAATCGATACCGAGCATAACCATATTGGAAGGAGCAACAAAAAGACTACGCATTTCAGTACCATACTGACTGCCTTTCGAGACAACCTGTGCCAGGTTCGGGTTAAAGTGCGTACAGCGACCTGTAACTGCTCCACATGTAATAATTTTTCCATGAATTTTTCCTTTGTTGATTAGTTTTAAATAGGCTTGGTTTCCATCACTTAATTGACCAAGTCTTTTTTGAATTAGTAAATGTTCTGATATTAATTTTGCTTCATCATAAGGTAGTGATTTTAAAACCTTTTCATTTACTTCAGCTTTACCTGTTGCTGTAAATGTTTTTGGTTTCCAACCTAATGTTTTTAATCTGTCTGCTATGTGGTCTCTAGAATTAGGATTAAATATTTCAGTCTTGAATTGTTCGACTGGTACTCCTGCTACAATTCCTCTTTTCTTATTGTCTCTTTTATAAGTTTTAAAACCTATAGATTTATTCCACGTTGAAAAAACTAGAGAAAGTTTATGTTCAATCTCTAGTTTTTTCTTTTGTAAGGATAAGAAAAGCGTCTGAGCAGACGTCTCGTCAAAATCAACACCACCTAGTTCTTGTTTAATAATCCATTTAGAAAAGTCATGTTCTAACTTAATGGCTTTTTCAGAATAGTTTTGTTTCTCAATTAATTTGTATAATAAATAAGTTACTTCAACATCTCTTTCACAGTAGTCTTGCATGTCCTGTGTCCAAACATCAAACGTAGCTGTTTCAGCAAAGTCTCCTTTACGAAGTCCTAATCTGTAACCCCAGCTCTCTATTGAATGTTTGCCTATAAGTTTTGGTGGAAGGTCTTTTTTTCCATAGTCTATTTCAGTTTGGTTTGACCAGATAAGTCTAGAACATAGTAATGTATCTAATACTTCTCCTTCATATTTATAGCCTGTTACTTTCTCAATAGCAGGTAAATCAAAAGCCATAACTGAATGACCTATAATTAAGGTAGCTTTCTTTAGTAACTTTAGACCTTCATTGATTTGGTTAGGATTATAGGAATAAACTTTTTGAGTTTCTATATCCTTGAAAACCATACAATGAACTTTATCTAGGACATCAAGAAACCCATTGGTTTCTACATCTAGTATTAGTTTCATTTAATGTATTTGTGTAACTGTAATTTTTTCTGTGCTTGGCAGTATGTGTTCTACTGACTTGATTGCTTTAGTGATTATGCGTTTAGCTTCAGTGTCTCCACAAAGGATAACTGGATAAACATTTTCATATTTAATTGCATTGTATATTGCAGTCATAATAGTTTTAGCTGTTTCAAAAACTAGTTGCTGTTGTGTTTGTGATAATTCTAAATAAT